ATGTATCAGGGCAAAGCCCCACAGTTTTCTGACACAAAAGCAGCCCGCATGCCAGCGTTCTTTGAACATGCAAACACCAACCTCCCACAATATGCTTGAGTCCATCATTGGACCAACGATTAGTTCTATACAAGTAGAGCTAGAAGAAACTTTCCCACCCGTCACACCTCATCCTAAGCAAGACCTTGGCTCGATCATGTATCTAGCTGGACAGCGTTCTGTTGTGGAGTGGTACAACAAACGAATTAACAAGGATGAAATCTAATGGGTAAAAAAAGAAACTCCCGAAGAAAACGTAGAGCTCGGATGAATAGAGCTCGGGCAAAAGCAAAAGCAAGAAAGGTATCGAGAAAGACGACGTCGAGGAAAACTAGACCTAGCCAAAGAAGAAACACCAGACCAAAAGCGAAAGCAGCTCCAACGAAAACGGTAGCAAAGAAAACAGAATCTTCAGCACCTAAGTCGAGGCAGCAAAAGATGAGAGATGCTGCTAGAAAGCGTAACGAAAACTTTAAGAAGACTGGAGTACAAACTCATGGTGGTACAAGAAGAAACTACACTAAGAGAGAAGCTACTAAAATTGAAAAAGCATTGGGACGTGGTAGTTTTAGCAGAGTAACTGGCGGAGCTAGAAATCCTTTAGGTGATAGACAGGCAGTACAGAATGCAGTTAACATGCAAGAAAATGCAGCATTCGGACCACTAGCAGATGGTGCACAGTATGCTCAGAACATAACTAACTATGGTATGAGATTCGGTAAGACACCGGAAGCAAGAGCTAAGGCTTACGAACAAAGTTTAGATCCTAACTCATTCAAAGGATTATCTGATGGAATGACATTCGGATCAGGACCAGTAGCAAGCGGTGATGCTTATGCTAGAGGTTTAAATGCTGATCTTAATAATACAGAAAACAGACTAAGAGCTGGGCGTAACATTTTGTCAAGGTTAACTATGGGTGCAGTACCATCAGTTCGTCGACTAACAGATAAGGAGATAGCTGACAGAAGAGTCTCTATAAATAGAGGACCAAAAGGTGGTGCAAGATTTAACTCAGCACTTGCAAAACAACAGGACAGACCTAAAACAATGCAAATGGGTGGAGACAGACAACTCCTCGATGTAAAACCTAATACCAACCCTGCTTTAGGAGCTGTAGTAGAGAAACCAGCAGAGAAACCAGTAGAAGATACTACCGTAAATACTTCTCGTGAAGATTTAAATGATGTTACGAGAGCAGCATACGATCAAGCTATGTCGGATTATGGTTCAACTACATCTGGGTCTGGATCTACAACTACTCCAACAGGTCCGATGGGATCAATTGCTGGTGCAATGGGTATGTTAGCAGGCTTCGCTGGTAACAGAGGCCGAAAGCGATTTAGATATGGAAGAAAAAGAGGTGGTGATAGAATGCTATCCAGAGGTAGTCAAAGATTTGACGCAATGAAATTACCTACATTTACATTTAAAGGACTTAACATATAATCATGACGGCAAAATCTAGATACGATAATTTGTCTAGTGACCGTACACAATTTCTAAGCGAAGCGGAAGACGCAACAAAGCTTACCTTACCATACCTTATCAGAGGGCATGAAGAGCATGCCAAAGGTATGAAACAACTCAAAACTCCATGGCAGAGCGTGGGAGCAAAGGGCGTAGTAGCCTTAGCTTCCAAGCTTTCCCTAAGTCTTGTTCCACCACAGACTAGCTTCTTCAAGCTACAGTTAGATGAGTCACAATTGGGTGAAGACTTTGGACCAGAAATAAAATCAGAACTTGACTTGTCATTTGCAAAGATAGAGCGTACTATTCTTGACGCTATCGCTGCATCAGATGATCGTGTAGTAATACACCAAGCATTACAACATCTAGTTGTAGGTGGTAATGCTCTTATCTTTATGGGCAAGACAGGACTGAAGTTATATCCTCTTAACCGCTACGTTATAGAACGAGATGGTAACGGAAACGTAATTGAAATTATCACAAAGGAACGGATAAACAAAGAACTTATTGAAAAGTATACAGAACCTAAAGGTACTCTTTCAGTAGTTGATTCCGAGGATTCCGAAGACGACGAAGTAGATGTCTACACACACGTAAAACGTGACAACAATAGATTTGTATGGCATCAAGAAGTACAAGGTAAAATATTACCAGACTCAAAAAGTAAAGCACCAATCGATGCTACACCATGGCTACCGCTACGATTTAATACAGTAGATGGAGAAGCATATGGTAGAGGTAGAGTGGGACAGTTCATCGGAGATCTAAAATCTCTCGAAGCATTGTCACAAGCTATTGTAGAAGGTAGTGCAGCAGCTGCTAAGGTTGTGTTTACTGTATCACCATCATCAACAACTAAACCACAAACGCTAGCAGCAGCTGGCAACGGAGCTATCGTACAAGGTAGACCTGATGACATAGGTGTAATACAAGTCGGTAAGACAGCTGACTTTGCTACGGCATTGCAGCACATGCAAACACTTGAGAAGCGATTGAACGAAGCGTTCCTTATTCTGTCAGTTAGACAGTCAGAACGTACAACCGCAGAAGAGGTACGTATGACACAGATGGAACTCGAGCAACAGCTCGGCGGACTGTTTGGGTTGTTAACTGTAGAGTTCTTAGTACCTTATCTCAATAGAAAACTGAGTGTATTCCAGAAGACAGGTGAGATCCCACGTATACCCAAGGGTATGGTCAAGCCAATTATTGTTGCTGGTATCAACTCATTAGGCAGAGGTCAGGATGTACAGGCACTTGGTGCTTTCCTACAAACTATTGCACAGACAATGGGACCAGAAGCCATAGCTACATATATTAATCCAGAAGAAGTAGTTAAGAGATTAGCAGCAGCTCAAGGTATTGATGTACTTAACTTAGTTAAGAGTATGCAAGAGGTACAAGAAGAGCAACAACAAGCTGCGGATCAACAGCAGCAGTTAGAAGAAACTAAACAAACTGCTAACTTACTGAAAGCTCCTTTAATGGACCCAACTAAAAATCCACAATTAGCACAAGCACCACCACAATAATATGGCAGAAACATTAACATATGATAACACCCCTGATACAGAAGTCCTAACCGAAGAGGAACAGGACTCTCTGAAGGTCGGTGAAGAACTACAGCAAGAACAAGAAGCGTTGCTTGCTGGTAAATATAAGAATGCAGAAGAGTTAGAGAAAGGCTATCTTGAATTACAAGAAAAGTTAGGTTCTCAAGAACAAGAACAAGAAGAAACCAAAGAGGGTGAACCAGAGTATGAAGATCTTGACATCCTTGATGAGTTATGGGAATACGAAAGTAACAACGAAGAGATACACGAAGAAGCATTAGCAGAGTTACAAAAGATGGACCCTGTTGATGTAGCAGAAATGCACTTAGCGTATCGTAAACAAGTAGAAGAAAATGGTGGAACAGAAGACCAAGACTTTTCTCCTGAGCAAGTTACACAACTACAAGGCGTAGTAGGTGGTAAAGAAAACTATACCAAGTTAATCGACTGGGCACAAGGAGCACTCAGCGAACAAGAAACTAATATGTTCGATGCAGTAATGCAGAGAGGTGATCCTATCTCAGCGTTCTTTGCAGTCAAGTCTTTAGCCTATGCGTATCAAGATGCAGTAGGATACGATGGTAATACTGTTCAAGGTAAACCACCTACACAAAGTCGAGATCAATTCCGTAGCCAAGCTGAAGTAGTTGAAGCTATGTCTGATCCTCGTTATGATAAAGACCCAGCTTATCGTAGAGATATTCAATCAAAACTAGAAAGATCAAACATTAATTTTTAACCATGCCTTATAGTAAATACAGCCCGAAGCAGAAGAAACTAGCTGCCTTGGGTGGTAATAAAAAGAAAATAGATAAGACAGATCTTATGATCTTACGGAGGAAAAAGAAGTAATGCCTAAAGTAAACGGAAAGAAATATCCCTACACAGCAGCAGGGAAGAAAGCAGCTAAGACAGCCGCTAAAAAAACTGGGAAAAAAATTAAGAAGGGTTACTAACTATGAACACTTTGTCAGGTAATGGTCTGACAATAGGCCAGTCATTAACACCTAAGTATCAAATGACAATTAGACAGGGTGATGGAGGATCACCTTACACTGCACCACCTAAAGAAAAAACTGGACCATTTGTACCAGCACCAAAACGTGAACTAGCCAACCTAGCTGATGGTGAACCTGACGCATCTATCATGAACTACGTAACTGAAAAAGGTTTCTTCTTAGATGGTCAAGGTAGATCCTACATGCAAGGCGGAGGTAAGTTCCAAGATGCTGGAGAGTATGATGTTGACATACACGGACTACCTGTACCTCTTGCAAGACAGATGCAGATCAATCCTGATGTCGCAATGGACTATGATCCCGGCGATACGGGAGGTGTTGTAATTCCACAGGACTTCAGTCCTTTACCATTTAGGTACTTTCAACATTATCGAACACCAGAGATCAGACAACAAGAGTTAGATCACTTTAATAACTTTATAGAAAGCATGGGTGGAGGTCTCGATAGAGTACAGAACCCTAATGCTATGACTATAGCACAAGCAGGTGTAGGTGCACCACATTCTAATGTAAAAATCTACGAAGATACAGACTATTATGGTAATCCTTATAAAAGAGTTTTACCTAATTTTGGTGGTACTTACATCGGTAACGTTAGACCAAAGAAAACCTAATGGCACGTAAAAGAGTCAGAAAAAGAAATGTCTCCCTTAAGATCGGCAAGCACAAGAGCCGTAAGGGAGGTCTCACAGCAGCCGGTAGAGCAAAGTATAATCGAGCTACCGGCTCCAACCTCAAGGCTCCACAGCCCGGGGGCGGTCCACGCAAGAGATCCTTCTGTGCACGATTCAGAGGAATGAAAGGTCCAATGAAAAAACCAAACGGCAAGCCTACACGAAAGGCACTTGCTATGCGACGATGGAAATGCTAATGGCATACAAAAAGAAAACCAAAAAGAGCAGCAAGTGTGGCTGCAAACACGGAGGAAAAAAGTAATGGCATGTACTTATCATGAAGATGGTTCACAAACCAAATCTATAGCTCAACGACAAGAAGCTAAGAAAAAACCTGAGAAGAAAAGCTAATGCACAAAGGATCTAAACACGGATTATACCATAACATTCACGCCAAGAGAAAGCGGATTGCCGCAGGCTCTGGTGAGAAGATGAGAAAACCGGGAGCCAAAGGTGCTCCCACAGCGGCTAACTTTGCACGATCTGCAAAGACAGCTAAGAAACGCCCAACACAAAGACGAAAATGATTACTACCGATACTGATGGTAGAGAAAATATCTACCCAAACGAACCACCTATACAATTATTACCACAACGAAAACTAATGTCACCAGAAGCAGAAAGATTTAATGGCTGGGCAGCAATGCTCGGATTCGTAGCAGCTGTAGGAGCCTACGCAACAACAGGACAAATCATACCCGGAGTATTCTAATGGCAGCTATCTCTGTAACAAGAGGTACTAGCACTAGCAACTGGGAAAGATTTTGCCAATGGGTTACAAGTACAGAGAACCGCCTATATGTAGGTTGGTTTGGTGTGCTAATGATCCCTTGCTTATTAGCAGCAACAACTTGTTTTATACTCGCCTTCATCGCAGCACCGCCTGTAGACATAGACGGCATACGTGAGCCTGTTTCTGGCTCGTTAATATACGGAAACAATATTATATCAGGAGCAGTCGTCCCCTCCTCAAACGCAATCGGACTACACTTTTATCCAATATGGGAAGCTGGCACACTGGACGAGTGGCTATACAATGGCGGACCATATCAACTCGTTGTCTTCCACTTCTTAATCGGAGTAGCAGCTTATGCTGGTAGACAGTGGGAACTATCATACAGACTTGGCATGAGACCATGGATATTTGTTGCTTACACAGCACCACTATCAGCAGCTCTTGCAGTCTTTCTTGTCTACCCATTCGGTCAGGGGTCATTCTCTGATGGTATGCCTTTAGGTATCAGTGGAACATTTAACTTCATGTTTGTCTTCCAAGCAGAACACAACATTCTCATGCACCCATTCCATATGCTCGGTGTTGCAGGCGTGTTTGGTGGTTCTTTGTTTAGTGCTATGCACGGAAGCCTTGTTACTTCCTCAATCCTTCGGGAGACCACGG